TGCCTAAATGGCCTGCAAAACAAAAATGGCACGATGGAGTGCGAATACAATTTGATTATGATGATTATATTGTATCAGCTGTAAGGTTTACTGGTTCTTATGGATATGAAGAAGGTAAGTGGGAAATTGCTTTTATGAATAGAGAAGACCAGGGTTTCTGTGAGCCACCACTTGACTTTATGTCTGAATATAAGAATTATGATTTAGGAATATATGGATATCTTAACGACCCAGATTTAGATAGAGTTCATCAAGCGATGACTCAATTAGGTAGATTATGAGTAAATGGCACGGCGGTAAGGGCTCAAAAAGAAGACCCGAAGATAAGAAAAAGTTTGATTCTGAATGGGATAGAATCTTTAATAAAAAACCTTCAGCTGTTGACGACGCAGCTGATGTTACGAGTAAGTATGCGCACCCAGCGTATACTAGATATCCTCACTTGAAAGACCTCGAGAAAGCACTCGACGACTTAAAAGGTGAGATTGAAGGGAAGAAAAATGATGACTGAATATAAAGCGATGGTGGAGAAATACTCTATGTTAATTGAAGCAGATGAATGGAATAAGCAATCTACAGGAATGCATATGCATAGACTAAAGTCAATGTGGTATGAAACAGAGGAAACTCAAAAACATACTGACAACGGAATGGTAGTTGATTATTCTTATCCAGATGGACATATCGAGAGATTCCAAAATGGAGAACTCATTCATATCTTTGGAGAAAAGCTAGAGGGCGATGAATTACTCAAAGCCTATACAGATAGAAAATAATGCGTAAAATAATAAGTGGGTTATTAGCCCTTACAATCGTAAGTCCTTTGTTCGGTGAAACAAAAGAAATTAAATTTGATTATGTCTTAACTCAAGCAGAACATTGTATGGCACTTAATATTTACCATGAAGCAAGAAGTGATAATCTTGCAGGTAAATTTGCAGTTGCAGATGTGGTTCTGAATAGAGTACGAGACGATAGATACCCACATACAGTATGTGATGTAATATACCAGGGAGACCACAAACCATCCTGGAAAGACCCTAGTAAACTCGTACCTGTGCGTAATCGTTGTCAGTTCAGTTGGTATTGCGATGGAAAAAGTGACGACCCTTATGATAGCGATGCATGGAATGAAGCTGTTTTAATATCAACACAAATTCTTAAAGAAGGAAAATATCGTGGATTGACTGAAGGCTCTACTCACTATCATGCAGATTGGATTAGCCCATATTGGGCTCCAACATTACAGGTCGTTGGAACAATAGGAAGTCACATATTTTACCGTGCCGACTAATATAAATAATCCTTTATAATGAGGAGTTTATTATGGTCGTTGCAGGAGTAGATTACAGTTTAACATCACCTGCAGTTTGTGTACATTCAGGCGAAGAGTGGAGTTATTCAAATTGCAAATTTTATTACATGGTGCCAAATGAGAAAAAAATTAGAGAAGCTGAAAACTACAATTGTTCAGTTTATCCAGAATGGAGCGAAGACTGTGAGCGCTTCAATAATTTGGCCGAGTGGAGTTTACAGTGGATATCTGCCGCCGGATGTAGTAGAGTTGCTATTGAAGGATACGCCTTTGGTGCAGTCGGAAGAGTTTTCCAAATTGCAGAAAACGCAGGACTCCTTAAATATAAACTCTGGAAACAAGGAATAGAGTACACTGTACCTGCTCCTACAGAAATTAAGAAATTTGCCACAGGTAAAGGCAATGCGAATAAAGATTTAATGTTAGAATCCTTTAATGAAGAAACAGGGGTTGACATTCGCGCTAAACTTGATATAATAAAGGGATATAATCCAATATCCGATATTGTTGATTCTTATTATATCGCAAAATTCGGATTTTTTAACGGAAAAGAAAATGATAGTAATATTTAACGGACCACCAGGCAGTGGTAAAGACGAAGCTGCATCTTTATATAAAGAGATGTTTGGCTTTAAATCATTAAGTTTTAAACATCAGTTGTTTAAAGAAACAATTGAATTTTTTGGAGTGGACAAAGATTGGTTCATGCAAGGTTATAATGACCGAGACCAAAAAGAAGTTGTAGAACATGCTCTTGGTGACCATTCACGAAGAGAAGCAATGATACATGTTTCTGAAAATGTTATGAAGCCAAAGAAAGGATTAGATTACTTTGGCAAATTGGTTGCAGAAGAAATAGAAGATGAAGTACATTATGCAGTTGCTGATGGTGGATTTGTAGAAGAACTCAAACCACTTATCGAAAAAGTTGGCAATGAAAATATTGTAATTGTTCAGATTACAAGAGATGGTCATGATTATTCATCAGACAGTCGTAGATATTTTAATGGTAATCTAATTAAAGAATACACTATTAATTACGAAACACCTATTGATAGTGCTTATGTTTTAGAAGAAGAAATGAATGTAAATACTTATCGTATACATAATAATGGCTCAGTAAGAAACTTCCATAGTATTCTAACTGATATTTACAATGAACTAAATGAAGATTACAAACTTGAGCAAATTAGAGAAAATACCGACACCGAACATAATCAATCTAGCTGATTGTCCCGACCGTAAAGCATACACGGAAAAAGAGTTCTCAAAGCTCGGATTAGACGACATACATGTTCATGTCTATGAGCGATACAATAAAGATTCTATAGGATTCATTGGTGAACCAGGGTTATTAGAAATAATGACCAAAGGTGTTACATCATCTCATTTACTTACAATCAAATGGTGGTACGAAAATACTAACGAAGAGATTGGTTTATTCTTTGAAGATGATGTAGACTTTGAGCCTGTAAAGCATTGGAACTTTACACTCATGGAATTTATTGAAGGTATCGAAGCAGAGTGGGGAGCATTACATTTGTGTAATGTATTTGAATATCCCTATGATAAAGATACAGAATATCCTCCAATGAATATTCGTCGCCGTAATTTATGGGACCACGGTTTACAATGTTATGCATTAAAGCGAGAATACGCTAAAAAGATTATTGACTATTATTTTATTGAAACAGAAAACAACCAAACACTTGCAATACATTATAAGATGCCATTGGGTGCTCCACCATCATTTGAAAATAACGTGATGCATGGATTTGGGCCAGTGTATACATTTCCATTGTTCAATCAGAACGTAATCGACTTTCGTTCGAAGAATATATATTATTATAATGAACAAGCAGATTCGGCCATTTACTCTTACGAATTTTTAACAGATTGGTGGAGAAAAAAAGGGTCGACAAAATCATTAACTGAAATTTATGAGGAAGCGAAATATGAATGATTTAGAAAAACTATGCGCAGTACAAATTGTAATTAGCGATTTAGAAAAGCAAATTGATGGTAGACAAGCACAAGGATACTTGTATACGACTATCAATACATTAAGAGATTATGCAGACAGTCTTAAAAAGTCTGTTAACGAAAAATTAGAGAGAGTAGAAAATGAGTTGCGTGTATAAAGGAGAAGTTATTAACTCCGAGCAATCAGCTAACGCTAAAGGCGGAACTGAAATGATGAGGCAACGTTTTGTTGACCTCGTAGATAAAGACCTACAAGAAAAAGTTGCTGTTCACTTGAGTAGACCTCGTGAACTGAAAGATGATGTATTAAATATTTTATGGTGCCACGATTTGGCAGAAGACCCAGAAAATAAAATCTTATTAGATGGTGGTTGGGAAAAGTTTGACCATTTTGTTTTTGTATCAGCATGGCAACGTGACCAATACATCGTTCGTTTTGGAATTCCATACAGCAAATGTACTGTGATTTATAATGCTGTTGAAAAGCAATTTGCACCAACAGAGAAAAATACAGATACAATTAAGTTCATTTATCATACAACACCACATCGTGGATTGGAATTATTAGTACCAATTTTTGATGCGTTGAGTAAGCAATATGATAACATTCATTTAGATGTTTACTCTGGTTTTGAAATTTATGGTTGGGAACAACGTAACGAAGCTTATAAAGGATTATTTACAACAATTGAATCTCATCCAAATATGACATATCATGGAGTTAAGAGCAATGAAGAAGTTCTTGCTGCGCTTGATGAT